ATAGACCATGAACATGAACACATGCACCTACCCGGATTAAGAACACACACATACGCCCGGAAACAGTACCCGCACGGGCGCCCGGATAAAGAGACCATACACCACCTGCCACCCCAACCCACCTACGTGAGTATTACTACACACGCGCGCCCGGTAGACATGACAGGCTCGTCGAAGGGGGGGCCATGGGGAAACGCGCGAGCTATTGTGATTAGATGCCCGCTCGCGAAAATATATCAAAAATTCAAAATCTGGAAATCAGGTAAATCCAGTATCAGTATCATGCACACGCACACAAACACACACACGGGAGCACACCAGCCTGTACGAGGATCGCCAGAGGCTCGATATAAGAGCCGTGGAGGAGCTTTGAGGGCTGCTCAGCACCCAGCACTCCTGAGAGGCTGTTAGAGGCGCTGAGCGGCGTGTTTTAGGGTGCATCAGATACGATGTCTGCAGCAGTCATGTTGTACATGACGAAGTGCGCGGTTCCAACGTTGTCTTGTATAATCGGATACGTGTCACCGTCACCCATCCGCCACCAGTGCGCTGGAGGCTCTGTGAGCAGGTCGAGTGCATGCGTAGAGCCGGAGTTGTATATGTCCGACACGTTACCTGACTGGTCCGATCCCCAGATAGCCAACTCACCTACACGACAGTCGCGCATGTAGTTACCGCTTTGTCTACCGATGCGAAAGTTGTCGGCGTCGATACCACCTGTCCAGCCATAGTTCGTATGGCTATTATTCGTAGACTGCAAGACGCCGTCGATGTAGAACCTGAACCGGCTATAGTAATCCGACATGTCCGCCGACGAAGCTCCAGTAGTGTCACCATCGTACGTAAGAAGGATATGATGCCACTGGCCGGGGGTCAGGCTCCCTGCAACTGTCTGAAGACGCAGGTTGTTATTCTGGCTACCGTAACGCAGACGCAGCAACTTGTTTCCAGCAGAATTGATCTGCATCAGCTGTATATAGCCGCCGTTTGTGGTGTCATTGTCTCCAAAGTACAGGATGACCTGTCCTTGATTATTGGACGACGGTTTGAACCATGCTGAAATCGACCAAGCGTCGCTGCTGCCAGCACCGTTGTTGGCACGCCCGAGCTCCGCGTCTAGTAGCGCTGCGTTAGCACCAAGCCAATCCTGATTTTGGAAACGCACGGACTTTGTGTCGGAAAATGGCGGCTCAGACACCGTCAAAACGATAGTTTCCGTGGCCTCACCAAAGTAGTTGATAGCCTTAGCTCCGATGTTGTACGTACCGGCGCTTAAACCCGAACCGCCAATAAGCTTACGGACGTTACCGTCTACAGTGGTCACGCCCGCAGGCAGGTTAGACCATTCGTAGCCAACACCGTCAGAAGCCACCAGTTCGTAGTTCAGAGTGTCGCCCTCTGTCAGGGACACCGCGAGCGAAGACGTGATCACCGGAGCATTGCCCGATGCGCTACCTGTGGCAGAAAACAGCGCATTCAGAGCGTTGCATGCGCTCACAGCGTCCGCGCCATAGGTGTTGTCATCGTAATCCACCACTGCGTCGTGCGCGACGGCGTAAAACAGGTAGTTGTCGCGCGACTTGTCTCGGATATGGAAGGTTGTGTCCGCAGGATCGTCCATGACAGCCTGCAAGTTGTTCAAGAACTGTGCGCCGTTGTTATCTTCAACGAAAATAGCGTTCGCCGCGACATCTTTGTAAATCTTGATTGTCATCTTTTATAAACCTTCAAGTACATCCCTGCGTTCACTGCAGTTCCGCCGGAACTCAGCCTGATTTGTAGCTGGATCGGATTTTCGATGGTGTTCAAGTCACCTGCATAGATACCGTTGATAATACCACTGCGGCGATACGGCACGCCAGCGCCCTGATCCAAGCGCCCGATAGACGACGGCAAGTCATACTCGCCGAGACCCGCACCGAGGAGGAAGCGGAAATCCAAATCTGCGTTATTACTGCTCGGCGTGACCGTGAAGTCCGCACGTACGTCGATCCACGAGTTTTCCGAGAAGTCTGTGATGTCGATGCTGCCGCCTGTACCAAGCATGGTGTCAACACCGGCAGGCAGAGTGGAACGGCTGAATGAACCTAACCCGTCGTTGGGTAACGTGGTCCACGTATCGGGCGATACCGTTACGGGAGTGGAGGCCGTCGATGTGTCGTTGTAGTCCGCGATACCGAAGTGGCGTCCGATAAGGCTCGAACTGTTGAGCATGTATACAGGCATTAGCTGTACCAGTACGAAATCTGACCGCCAGCAGCTGCGCTGCGCACGTAGATTTCGCCCTTCGGTGCTGGTTTCATCTCAAGCGCCGCACCTGCAGGCAGGAGAAATGCGTTTGCATCCGAAGCGTTCTCTATACCTTCCGTGCCGCATACAAGATGGATGTCCTGAGACACGGCATATACGGTTAAAACGCTCCTAGGTCTTGCACCGAGCAGCACGTAGGCTGTACCGACGCTCTCTGTGCGCGTATGGATAGCAGTCTGGGCCATACTCCAAGCTCCTTTCTAATGTTCTTACTATTGATAGATGCTGGAGGGGATAGCAATGTATCCCCTCCCTATCCGTAGGATCACTTCTTTTTCGCTTTGGGCGAGACGATTGCTAGCTCAGCTTCGGCCCGGCGCACGCCTTCTTTGGCCTGCGAGACCTTGCTCTCAGCTGCCTTGACCTTAGCGTCCTGAAGCAGCGCCTGTGCGCGCTCGCGGGTCTCTACAGCGGCCTTGGCGAAGGTCGCCTTGCGCTCTGCATCCCGCTTACCGCGCTGCTGCAGGAACTCTGCCAACACCTCGAGGGTGTCGGCCAGCCCATCCAGATCGGCCTCCCGGCCTTTCGCTTGAACGATGGCTGTCAGCATGTCCTTCCGTGCCCGCTTGACGAGGGGCGAACCCTTCACGTTGAAATTCACTTTACGGGTGTTCAGGGTCTCATTTTTTGCCTGTGCCATGTTAAAATCTCCTTACTGGCTGCAGTGGGTTGTGGGGTGTACGCTGACCCGGCAGCATTGCCGACCCTGCGCTGTGAGAGGGCATACCCAGTGGGTTCTGCACCATCTTGTTGTAGCGGTCCTGCTGTGCTTTAGCAGCCGCCTTTTCTTCGTCCTGTCTCAGGAAGTCCACCCAGTATCGGACGGCACCTGCAACAGCGTCGAGGCGGTCATCGTGTATCAGGCAGTTTCGGTCCCGCGTGATGCGGGCCATTTGCCAGAACAACGAGAACACGCCGCGTTCTTGGATCGGATACTCTTGGCAGAGTTCCCAATCATGTTCGATTACGTCTTCGTCGACGATCAGCTTACCATTCGATATGACAGGCTCAAGGATGTCGATGATCCGTAGCTCTTTTTGGCCGCTTTCCCAGATGTCTTCGATCCCGATAGGAGTGGAATTAGCTTCCTCTATCAGTTTCAACAGAATTGGCTGGAAAATAGCCGATAGTGCGCCATTACCGAAGTTCTTTTCGATCCCGATATTCTGCACGCCGTATGCAATAGCCTCTTTGGCCAAATGCGTGAGTTCATCGTTGCCCAAACCACCCTTTACTTTGCCAACGCGGACCAAGAAAATCCTGCCGTAGGCTTCACGGGTGATCGCATATCCGGTTTCGTCGCCATTTTGGCCACCACCGGCAGGGTCGATATACATGTAGGTGCCGCTGTAATTGCCCCACTCCGAACCCATGTCTGGGATGGTGTGGTAATCCAGCTGGAGCGGGTACTGCTTCGGAACAGGGACTTTGTGGTCCTTGTTCCGCGACAGGAGCATCTGCATCGGGGCGCGTTCTGCGTCACGGAGGTCCGCGAAGAACAGCTTAGCGACATCCAGCGGGTAGCGCCCAGCGTCCATGAGCTTCGTGTCCAGCATGTGTTGCAGCTGGAAGAAGGCAGGCCCCTGATCGACCTCTTTGGCCACCAGCTTCGCCTCTGTGACGATCACAGGGTCGGTTGCTTGGCCCCGGTCGCCCATCGGGCCACCACCGGTCTGCAGGTCAGGACGCCGCTTGCAGATTTCAAGGATTTTGGGAGCAAGGACGCCCGCATAGTTCTTGATCTCGTCCATGGTCGGGAAACGCCCGGTCCAGACGCGAACGTCGTACCCGCGCGAAGGCAGGGCATTGTAGATGCTGTCCACGGACTGGGGT